TATTGTTATTCACCTCGCCACTACGCATAAGTGCGACATCAGCGGTCTCAGCGTGAACAAGCACACCAGCCATACCCATAGGACGCAGAACAACGGTGTTAGGCTTCCAGCCCGATACATCGGTAATGTTGGTAAAGTCTTGAACCTTGCTTTGCTGCTTAACCACACGGATAGGCGCAATCTTAGAAATAGTAGAACGGCTATAAGCCACCAACTGCTCCCAAGTGATAGTGTTCACGTCAATGCCGCTTGCACCGTTTGTAACGACAATTACCTTGTCGGGTGCGTACATACGGATATAGCGATTAACCTCTGCCTTGAAGAACGAGTTGTTCACAAGAATAGAGGTGATAATGCTATAAGGAATATCCCACTCCATAGCAAAGTCAGAAGGCAAGTTCTTTGCGGTCTTGAAATCTTGCTCAATCTTCTGCATTTGCGAAGGAATATCACAATCGTTAGCAGACCATACCTTTTGTCCTGCCTTCTTGAAGTTGTCAAGAGGAATGTAGGATTGTTGGGTGGTGGCTACTTGGCTAAAGCCCATTGTCGATGTGATAGAACCAGTAGTACCGTTAAAGGCAATTGAATTAGTGTTGCTATAAGCACCACCGTAAGAAAGCGTTTGTGCTGCCATGAAAGACGCACGGTAGTTGTGGGTCTTTACAAGGTCTGCAACGCCCTTAACAAAGCCAGTAACAAGGTTTTGGTCGGCAACATTGAACTCGCGCAGACGTGCTTGCAACTCCAACTTAGACATAGAGGTTTCGAACAAGCCCTTACCATATTGGTAGATAGAGCCAGTCTTTTCCTCCCAGCCTTCGGTATCGAGTTGGGCGGTCTCCGACAGAGGTGCCATTGCGTCGGCCATAGGAACTACACGGTTAACCTTTTGACGAACAGTCCAAGCAGGATTCTTCTTGCGGTCGCCAAGGTCAATCTTGTATTCGTTACCCTCAACGGCAAAGTGCTCCTGCCAGAAGAAAGCATTAGCCTCAACCTCAAGGGTGTTGTCAATCAAAGTTTGGAGGAAGCCAGCGTTAGCCCCGTCCATGAATCCACGTTGATACAACTTTTCAATTGCCTCATCGGGAGTCCATTGGTATTTTAATGCATTTGCCATAATCTTTTCCTTTCTTTAATGTTTAGTGATTAAATCCAGAAAATACCGTCGATGTAAGAGCGGTTCTTAGCAAGAACGTACTTAGGCAGTGGCTGCATACGTGCAATGAACGCCTGCTTGTTCCATACGGTAGAAATCGCATAGTTGGCATTCTCGAAACCAAAGCCCTCGGTGGGCAGAAGTTCCTCGTCCTTTTCAATAAAGGTGTTGGGGTTGTCAACAAGAACCTTTGCGCTTGCGCTTGCAGAAGTGCCTTGTGCCTCAACAAGAATGTCACCAACGGCCAAAGAACCAAGTGCGGTGTCAAGTGTTACCTTGAAACGTGCATTTGCTTGGTCATACTCAACGGCAGTAATCTTACCCGATTGACCAGTGTAATCGGTAACGGTTGTTTCTACGGTGTCGGGGTCAGAACCTGAACCTTCAACAATCGTTTGTGTGGTTACGGTCAACGAATCGGGGGCTTTCATAATTACCTGTCCGACCTCGGGTGCGTCGCTATAACCGTCACCGTTAACATAGATAACGGTATCGGTAGCGGCTGCAGTTGCGGTCTTAACCGCAAACGAGCGGAAGATAAGGCAACCCGATTGGGGCTTGTACTGCACCAATTGTGCGGCAAAGAGCTTCCCGAAGCCCTTGTTAGGATTAAGGATAGTGCCGCCAAGCAATACGTTACCGCGTTGCTCACCGTTGCTGTCCTTTACCCAAACAAACTTACCGCCACGAACCTTACGGGAGGTTTCAAAGAAAAACGCTAAATTTGTTACCATAATCTTTTTTCTTGTTTGTTATTAATCGAAACTAACTAATCTTTACTTTGGGAATCGCACCAATGATTTCCTCGTCTTGTTTCTGCGTTTGGACGGGCTTTTGTGGTCTAATGTCGCCAAGTGAATCTTTAAAGATTTCCTTGAAACGTGTCACAAGAGCATCGGCTTGTTCCTTGTCTGCCTTATCCAAGATGACGTTGTAATCCTTTGCGAATGTTTCGAAAGAATTGTGCAAGTCCTCGCGAATATCACCTTTAGCCAATTTCAAGATGTTAGACAGCTTTTCTTGCTTGGTCTTGTCATCCTTGAATCGCTTCAGCTCGTCAAGTTGGTCTTGAACCTCCTTTGGTAGCGTGGGCGCAGGTGGCGTTGGGGGTGTTGGCACTTTGATTTTTTTGTTCAACTCAGCGATTTGGGATTTGTAGCCGTTTTCTTTCGTCTCAAATTCCTTGGTTTTGTCCGTGATAATAAGGCTTGCACCACTAAAAGCGGAATTAAGCGCAAATCTCATGTCGCCAAGTGCGGTTTCGTCATCTGCAGGTGTGTCAGGATAACGCTTTGCGAGATGTTCCGCAAACTTGTCTTTAAAACCATCGGTAAGTGTCGCATTGGTGTACTGTTTCTCCGTACAATAGTCGTTTACTTTCTGTAAAGCCTCTTCTTTTGTCATAGTTTTCTACTATTTAAATTAAACAAATTAATTGTTTGGGTGCAAATATATAAATAATTGTAGTAGCCAAAATATTCTCCGTGTGACTTGTTTGTAATAAAGCGTGTAAAAGTTACAAACTTAATTCAATACGAGCAATAATCACATTGAAACAATGTGTAACTTTGCGGCAAGAAATTTCTTTTAGTTATACATTATTATATTCATACATACGTGCGCACATGGCAAAGAAACGTAATGACACGGTACTTTCACCCTTGGAGGATGGCAACCAAAAGTATGCTATCCGTTCCAATGCCGATATTGTCTGTTTTACAGGCGGTACTGGTGGTGGTAAGTCCGTTGCGCTTTACTATGCACCTATCGCACACCTTGCTATGAATGACAATGCCAAAATCGTTTGCTTTATGCGTAATATTTCCGACTTTTGGGGCGCAGGTAAGGTAAACGACACACTAAAGCAAATGTACCCACTTATTGACCGTTCCGTAAAGAAACAACCGCATGACCCTATCGGGGAAATCATACGTAACAATCAAGATATGGGTATGAAATTGTATAACGGTAGCGAGTTGAAATTCCAGCAACTCGACAACGAAAACCCTATTGTCATAGATAAGATTGCCAAGGGTTTGCAAGCAAAGAAACTTATCTTTGACGAATGTAACAAATTCCAATGGCGTACCATTACGTCGTTTTTCCCACGTTTGCGTAGTGATTCAAGTGGAAAGGCGCAAATATACCTTGCGCAAAACCCAGAACGTGAATGTTTCTTGCGTAAATTATGTGGAAAAGGCGAACATGGCGGTGGTTGGATTAATGACGATGGTAGCGTAGACAAGTCTATGGATGGTGTTGTTATGTATTTCAACATGCAAGATGGCGACATCGAAAAGACGTATTGGGGAAGGACAAAGCGCGAGGTGTATGAAAAGTGCAAAGAACACATTGATTCACTTTTAGCCGTTGACCCCGATATGACATACGAGGACTTTATTCTTTCGATGGTTTTCTACACGTTTGATGTACGTGATAACAAGAAAATGTTGTCAAAGAATAAGGGCTATCGTGGATTAGCCGCCAATTCGTCTACCGCTGCTGCCGCCTATCAAGTCAATTGGAACTATTCTATCAACGACGAAGAGGAAAGCATAGAGGACTTAGCAAACGTTGAACTATCATCGAATGACGTTGAACGTATGTTTAGACCAATGGAAGTGCCTCCAGATAGTACACTTGTAGCACGTCGTATGACTATGGATATGGCTACAACGGGATTCGATAACTTGCTTTTCAAGTATTGGGAATGTTGGTCGCATTACGGGTGGTTATGCCGCGATATAGAATATTGCGTACATAACGGCAACCGCGAGGCGGTCATCATGGCTTTGCGTTTCCGCGACAAGCATAAATTGCAAGAAAAGGAAATGTGTATTGATGTGCAAGGCTTTGGATTCCTTAAAGACTGTTTCCCACGTGCCACATTGTTTAGCGGTTCTGAAAGCCCGTCAAATCGCGGAAAAGCACAATTCCGCACAAAGAAAGACGAGGCAGGACACGTCACGATGGAAATGATACAAAGCGGTCTTATTCATTACGAACCGCGTTTAGCAACGATGCACTACTATCACAAGAATATGAAACGTGAGGGTGGTACGACGATATTAAAACACATGACCTTTGAAAGCCGTGTATTCCAATTCCAAAAGACACCTAACGGGCGTTTGGAAATGCTACCAAAGGAAAAGATGAAGTCATTGTTAAAAGGAATGTCACCAGACCTTTTCGATAACATCATTGTCCTTTGCGGTGGCACTATATATGATTGCTACCGAATGTTGCGTGAGGATGCTGGGATAGCGAAAAAGAAAATGGAGGCAAACGAAATGCTTTCATTGTTGCATATAAACGGACAAGAGGAGGTTGATACAAGAATACACCGTGTAAGAAAGATACGGAATGCTGGCGAAATATTAAATGTATTAAGTACAATATAAAGTTATGATAAGAGAACACAACATCAAGTGGTTTATGCAAGCACCCGAAAGGCTGATGAAAATGAAGCCTTTTACACGTGGCGGTAAGATGAACGGTCACGGGTACGAGAATTCGGAGATTCATAATAACACTATGCTTGATACTGGTTTTGCAAACCTAACGCTAAATCCTATCTCGCAAGACACGTTTATTACCGAATACCGACCAAGTTTGCATCACATTATAATGAATAAGTCTATTCCACACATCAAGGTTGCTATTGATGGGTGCGAGTTGCCAATGGGTATGTTGGATATGACGCAAACCGCATCGTTCCAAAAACTTATTCATAGTGCGCACGTTCGCTCGTTGACCGCTAATCAATTGGAATTCAATCTTAGTAAGAAAAATGCCAAAGATGGCGGTATTGATTCATTCGAAAGCATTAAAGACGAATGGAGTGCCCGTGATATGGATTGGTGGCTTGCGCAAGCAATCAATACTTGTAAGCAACTTGGTAACTGCGGAATCCTTTTCAGTTATGACAAAGATTCGGGTCGTACCATTGTGACAAGTTATAGTTACGAAAATGGCTACCAAATCGTACCGAATTACGACGAGTACGGTTATGAAATTGCCCGTTCGTTGGTCTATCAACTTGATAACAAAATAGTCATCGACACATACGATAACACTTTCCACTATCGCGTCACACAAGGCGAAACTGGATGGGAAACCGTAACCGAAAAGCACGGTTTTTCACGTTGCCCGTTGTTGCACAAGCGCGGTCAAGTAGCGTGGGAATATGCCGAATCAACAATTGAAATGTGGGAGTTGATGACAAATATTCAAGATATTGCGTTAAAGCGTTTCGGTACGTTTGCATTGGTATTCACTGGAGAGATGGATGCAGAGTCGTTCAAGCGCGATTCAAGCACCCTTATCATCAATCTTTCAAGCGATACGACACAAGGCAAGCAATCCGCAGAGGTATTGAAATTCCCCGAACCGCAAACAATGGACGGATATTTGAAAACGTTGGAGGAAAAGATTTCTTTGTTTAGTTCAACGTCTTTCATTACACCAAAGGACATCACAACCACGAATAGCGGTGGAAACGGTATCGCCCTTGCTATGTCGAATGACTATGCGTTGGCGACACAATCCGCTTTGGATTGGCGTAAGTTTGTCAACGATATGGTTTATTTGCATCAGGAGGGTCTTGACCTTGAAACCAACGGTGCGGACAAATACGCAAAGTTGCACGTATCGGCAAAGATTGTTCCTTGGTCTTTGGAAACCAACAACACAAAGATTACCAACTTGTCAATGGAGGCAAAGTGGTTGTCGATGCAAACAATTATCGAAAAGTCGCCTGACGCTGCACCAGACGAAACGGAACGTATCATTAAAGAACGTGGAGCGTTGATTCCGTTGGATGGTATGGAGTCAAATGCGGATAAAGCAAAAAACATTAGCGTAAACCGTAGCGACGAAATCGTTGATAATCGTGTAAAAACTGGTATGTCTTAAAGTGGAAAGGAGGTAGATTATGGAGTGGATGGAATTTATATTAAGCGTAGCAACGCTTGTATTTGGTACAGGATGGTTGTTTACGTATCGTGCGCACAAGCGGCAGGAAAATGCAAAAGCCGACCAAGAAGAAGCCACCGCCAAACAAGGCGCAGCCGACGCTTTCAAGTCTATGCAGGATGCCTACCAACAGATGCACGAAGATGTCTTGAATCGCTTGAAAGAGGTTTGCGACGAACGCGACCATTACAAGGATGAAAGGGACGAAGAACGCAGGGCTAATAAAGAGTTGCAGGGGCAAGTCAAAGAACTTGATGAGCGTATGACGAACCTTGACTTGCAATACAAAAGAGACATATCAAGGTTAGGTAGACGAATTGATGTGCTTTCCCCTTTCCTGTGCGGTGTAGCTGGCTGTATGCACCGCAAAAAAGTTAGTCTGATGGAGAATATTGATGACAACAGCTTTGCGACGAGTGGTGGAAACGAAAAATCAGAACAATAAAAAGATTAAGATTATGGCAGTAATATTGACAAAAGGTAGTCGTGGCGAACTTGTAAAACAATTACAACGTTCCTTGAACTTGATGGATGACGGTATATTTGGTAAATTGACCGAAGAGGCTGTCAAGGATTTTCAACGTGCTAATGGCTTAAAGCCTGACGGTATCGTTGGCGAAAAGACTTGGGATAAGTTACCCAAACTTGGTTTTGGTTTACAAATGTCTAAGCGTACTATTGACAAGATTATTGTTCATTGTACGGCAACACCCGAGGGTCGTGTTGAAACGGTAGATTCTATCCGTCGTATGCATAAGGCAAACGGCTGGTCTGATATTGGCTACCACTATCTTATTGGTTTGAATGGTGAACGGTGGGATGGTCGTAACGTCAATCTTGTGGGCGCACACTGCGAGGGTTACAACTCGCATTCTATTGGCGTTTGTTATGTTGGCGGTGTTGACAAGAAATTGCAACCCAAAGACACCCGTACACCAAAGCAAAAAGATGCGTTGGTAGCCATTTTAAAGGATTTACGTAAGTTATATCCAAAGGCAAAGATTCTTGGTCATTGTGACCTTGACAAAAAGGGCAAGAAATGCCCGTCTTTCGACGCAACCAAGGAATACAAAAACATTTAGGCTATGACAAAAGAGGAATACATGAAAAAGGTTTGGGATAGGAGCATTAACGCAAGTGGGTGCTTTTGGAATACGATGCGAATAGCGATTGTATGCCTTTGTGTGTTCGTGCTTGCATCATGCGCTACCAAGACCAAGATAGAGTACCGTGACCGTATTGTAGACCATTACAATACGATTGTTCAACACGATACGTTACGTGAAAACACACATGATAGCGTTTATGTTGAAATCAAGACGAAAGGCGATACGGTATATAACACAAAGTACGTCGAACGTACAAAGTGGCGTGACCGTATTGTAGAAAGGCATGATACGTGTTGGCGTGATTCTATCACAACTGAATACAAGGAAACTACGAAAGAAGTTGTTAAATATCCAAAAACTTATTGGTGGTTTCTTGGATTTACAATATTATTCTTTATCTTTGCATTTGTAAAATTGAAGAAATGGCTCAAAATATTTTAGGACGGAACATAACATTTCCAATATATAACGCTGATGGAACGTCGTTTCATGGCTTGGAATTAAAGAAATCCTCGCACGATAGCGTTGTTATGTCACTTGGCGACAATGTGACAGGAGATGTGTTTTACATCGACAATACTTTAGCCGTTACCATGCATGAATACATACTTGTTGACGGTGTAAAGTTTTTCCTTGTAAATCCTCCTACGATAGTTCGCGAGGGGATGGTTGCGGACAATACCCAAAACAAGGGTATGACCAAGTATTCTTTCGTGTTCTATCACCCAATGTATATGTTAGGCAACTTTCCATTTACGGACGTTGCAGTAACGCAAGACGAAAGCAAGTACCTTTCACAAAACAAGTCGTTTTCTTGGATTGGTACGTTATCGGAATTCATAGCAAAACTTAACGCCAACCTTGCAAACACCGAGTGGGTTGTGGATTGGTCATCGTCTATTTCGCAAGATAAACTTGATGAAATGTGCGAGGAGGTGTTGCAGTTCGATAACAGGTATGTTAGCGACGCAATGAAAGAATGCTATGACCGTTGGAAAGTTCCTTTTGTGATTACGTCTTTGACGCAAGCGCAAATAGCACAATACGGTCAAAACAAGAAATTCTTGATAACCTTTGGCTTGCCCTCGCAAGAAATCTATGCATTGGATAACCAAGGGCAAAGAACCGAAACACCTTTCATTTTCCGTTTTGGTCAGGGTGTCGGTTTGAAAAACAATAGCCGTAACCCACGAAACAATAAAATCGTTACCCGTCTTTCGGGATATGGTAGCGAAAGAAACGTGCCTTATGGCTATCCGCAAATCGTATGGACTGGCAATCAATCGTGGACGTACACGGTCAATAATGATGCAAGTGCGCCCAACTCATACCCTATCTATGATGGTATCGTTGGCGGTCAACCAACCAAACTTATCAAGCACCCGTTCACACGCAAGGCTTTAATGCCCTCGATATATGTTGAAACGGTAAACAAAAAGGTCAATCCAAATGCCACTGGGTACGACCCCGACATAGAAATTGTGGATTATTACGACGCGGATAATTCTTATCCTAATCCGATAAATCCGCTTTCACCAAGTTTTGATATACACATGTTCGAGGACATATACCCAAGGTTAAAAGACATGGCTATTGTGTCCGCAGAGCCTTACGATGACGAAAGCGAATACTATACATATTCCACTTGGTACACATACATACATAACCGTGTAAGCCAAATGGTTTACAACGGCATTAGCGGCTACCAATTGTCGCTTATGGTAACTTTACGTGACGTTACTTGCAATTACACGCCAGCAACAGCAGAAAGTCTGCCAAGTGCCGCTATACAACCGTATCATGGTTCGTGGAATACTGGTTCTTGCACGGCAACTATTGACGTTGTGATAAAAGGCAATTTCGTGTACGCTACCATTGTATCGTCTTGGTACAACGAAACGTTCAAGATATTGCAAATACACGCAACGGCAACTCCCGAATGGGATGACACAATGAATGACGATGGAGAATACGTACAGTCTTTCTTTAAGATTA